TGGTCCACTTACTATGACATTGACACTAAGTTCAAGACAGCCGCTAGGCTTTACGCTGGATTAGTTGCACAGTACAAAGAATCAGAATTAAGACTAAAATTTGAGACTGACTCTAAGCTAGAAGATAGTACTGGTTGTAGTTTATGTGGAACTAAAATCACTCAAAAATTGTTTGATGAATTGAAAGCAAGTAAGCAAAATAAGTTTATTAAGGCTATGTTTGACTTAAAATTACAAATCATTGAAAAAAGAGATTCAAATAAAATATTAAAAGATGAGTTCCAGGCATTAGAATTAAGTAAGCCAAACGAAACGACTACTTTAGTTATTGCTGAATTGAAAAAAGGTATCGATTTTTTAAAAATACAAATAAGCAAAGAGAATGATGTCGCGCTGCTTAAATATAAGATAGCTAAGGAGCAAAAAGACTTGGACGCGCAAACAGCCTTAATTATGTCAATTGAAGGATTAATGGATCGTTTTAACTCTTTCCTTACTGACAATTACTTTAAGTCAATTAACGAAAATTTTGAAGGATTATTTTTTGATGTTGAGAACGAATGTAAATTAACAAACGCATCCGGAACCGAATTTAAAGATTTCTCTTTGTCTGAAAAAATTAATACAGGGGTTCAGATTGTTTCGGTTTTAAGTAAAAAGATTGGACTACAGTTTCCGCTATGGGTTGACAATAGAGAAAGTGTAAGCGAGCTGTTTGATATTGACACGCAAGTAATTAATCTAAAAGTAAAATAAAATGATAAGAGATTTTTGGAATACAAATTTAAATCCCGTGACGATGCAGCCACGGGAAAATATGCCGCGATCTACAGACTTTGAAGGCCCGCAAAATGAATTTAAATACACAATTAGAGATCTTAATGTTGACGAGAAATACATTAGTCAATTATTGGCAATGGATATTTTAAATTTAGGTGCCAAAAAAATTAAGTCTTCAATTGAAGACTTAGGCATTGAAATTGAAATAAGTGTTTTTAATAAAAAAAGATTTTATAAAATATGCGACATACAAGCCATACAAGCTGCACAGTCTGTAAAAAAACAAGATACATCTCTTTGGATTAGTAGCAAAGATTTAAGGCAAGAGCTAGGCTTAAATACCATGCAGTTATGGACCTTAGCGGTCAAAAATAAATGGAAAAAGAAAAAGTTAAACGGTAATGTAAATCACTTTTTAAGAAGCGAAGTGTTAATTTAATGTTAAAAATTATTATTATAGCTAGGTAATAGTTACCTTAGCAGTTCACAAAAAATAAATAAGTTATGGAAGATTTAAAACAAAGGTTTTTAGAAAAAGTTCAAAATTACGGTTGCAAAAACGATAGTTTAGCAGTCAATTATTTTACAAGATTAAATGCAGAATTGCCAAAATCTTTTCCGGTAAAAACGTGGCAAAATATAAATTTTGATGACTTTTTATCAAAGTCAATTGCTTATGCAAATATAGGTATTGATCCGTTGGCTCCAAAAACATTGTCTTTTACTTTGTTTGCAAATAAATTTAGCGGAAAAACAGACGTAGTATTTATTCAAGATGTCAAGTGCATGGAAATCATAGCGAGAAGATATGGAGTTAATTGTCCGGTTAATATTACTGTTGAATTAATTTATTCAACTGATAAATTTGCGCTGATAAAAAAGGATCTTAGCAACCCTTCAGACGGTTATGCTCTATCGGTTACCAATGCTTTTGAACGTGGCGAAATAATTGGTGGCGTTTCATTGTCCGAGTACGACAATCCAATCTACAACAAAGTTAGGTTAATGTCATTAAAAGAAATTGAAAAGCGTGTACGTACAACTGATAGTAAAGGTGCAGCAACTTCTTTCTGGAGAGATTTTAAACCAGAGATGTGCGAAAAGACAATCGGGAAAAATGCTTGGTCTAAAGTAGCACTTGACACAACGGATTTAGCTGAATTTTATTCTGCAACAATTCAAGAAAACATTCCTGAAGAGTACATTCCAGAGTCAACTGAGGATCTACCTTTTGATCCGGATAATGAACTGTAGTCTAAAAGTAATAGGAACAGGTAGCAAAGGCAATTGCTACCTGCTTACCGTTGGCGATGAAGTTCTAGTAATTGAAGCGGGTGTTAATTTTACAGCTATCAAAAAGGCTCTAAAATTTGATTTAAATAAGGTTGTGGGAGTTTTGATCACTCACGAACACGGCGATCATAGCTGTGCTGTAAAAGACTTTCAAAAGTTTGTTAAAGATATTTATTGTACTGAAGGAACCGGAGAAGCTCTAAAGTTAAAGAACTATAAAATTAATTTTACAAATCATTGGTATGCTGTTGGTAATTTTGCAGTTTGCCATTTTTCTACATTCCATGACGCTGCTGATCCATGCGGTTTTTTAATTGAATTTAATGGCAAAAGATTAGTTTTTTTAACCGATAGTTATGATCTAAGAACTAAATTAGGAAGTGTTGACTATTGGATAATTGAAGCAAATTATTCGAATGACAAGCTGCAAAAATCAGGATTAGATCCTAGTCTTAAAAAAAGAATACAAGACACTCACATGTCAATTGACAGGTGTAAGACTATTTTAGATTATCATAATGCAAAATTTGCAGTGCTTATTCATGCCAGCAAAAATCATGCGGACAAAGACGAATTTATTAAAAAAATACCGTATGCGATAGTCGCTGAGAATGGTATAGAGATTGAATTGAATTAATAACACAAAAAAAATTATCACTTTACAACAAAAAATACAGCGTGTAATTGATGAAAATGTAAATCAAAATACTTTGGCTGGTGCTATCACTTGGGTTGTAGACGACTATTCAATGCAAATATTATCTTTTATTAGTTTTCACGAAATTAAAATAAAAGAAAATAAATTCTATCTAAAAGACGGGACTATAATATTTAATAATAATGAAGAAATGTTAAAAGGTTTTAGGATGCATTATTATGTCCAAGAAGCTAAGTTATAACGTTCCGTTGCTTGGCGATTTTGCCCGAACGTGAGCAAAATTATGAAAAATAAACATTAATGTCAGCAGAGTATTTTACGCTGAAAAACTAAACGGCAATATTGCCAAACAACTGTTATCTGTAGTGCTTTTATATGTGCAGATACGAATAAATAAAATAATTATGTCAAAAAAAATTAGCGGGAATGCAAACTCATTCCAAAGAGACTACTTAGAAGCAAACTTAAAAGGTACAAATTACAAAGGAAGCGAGGTTATATCTGTGAGTAATAAATATATTCATACCGTAGAAAGTTCACATCTAAAAGCAGGTAAAAATGTTACTTTCACACTCAAAGAAGGGACTGAGTCGATGATAAGACCTGACACATCTGGAGATACAGAAGGAGATAGGTTTTAGCGAATCCAACCGCATTACAGATAACACCCGTATAGGCGCTTTTTTAATTGCGCTTATACATTGTTATAATACTTTTCCAATTCCAAATTATAGCAAATAGAAAAGCAAAAAACAATCCAGTAAACCAAACCCAATATGATACACCATCACTTTGGGTTTTTTTATTCTTTATTGACTTATAAGTAGTAAGCGTTTTATAAATTGTTGCTAGTTTATATCTTACTGAATCAACTATTTTTAACTTACTAACCTCTTTATTGTTTTGAGTAAAAGTTTCCTTTAAACCGTCTTTTTCTCTTGTGTAAACGAAACCCTTGTCATTGTTGTATTCTCGATACAACATTTTAAAATCAGATAAATCTATAAGCGAGCTTGTGTCTACTAATTTTATTTTTTCTACTTCTTTAATTTGCTCTGTCTTTCTAGTACCGCATCCAACCACTAACGCCACCAAAAAGAAACCAACTAATTTTTTCATATAAATTTTTCATAATATTGTTTTCTTAATGTACCACAAATTACGTGCCAAAGTATTGAGCAACCTCTGACTTTCTACGTCCTATTAATTCTTTGTCTTTCGTCCACATCATAATGGCCGATGCTATTTTAGGGTCATTTGGATTTATGTTGACTAGTTTTAAAAATGTAGAACTAGAGAATCCTTTCTTTCCAATATTATATGCAATTGAAACGAGGGCGTTAAATTGATTTTGGTTTATTATAGAAGTGACTTTCTTGTTTACATAATTGCCAAAATCATCAGCAACAAATAGACTTAATTTATTAGCTTCTTTTGCAGATAGTGCAGTATCGCTCATCTTTACGCTCCGACCATCCAAATAGTAAGTATTACCCATTGCAATAGTTGGCACGCCCTTAGTGTCTAAATAAGGTTTTAGCCTTAACCCTTCTCTTAAATGTAAAGCTGTTAATCCCTTGTCGTTTACTCTCATATCTTTTTTTTTAAACCCTCACAAATACTTTGTAGGTCTTTATATTTTTTTTCTAAATCTCTAAACTTTTTTTCCCAAGATTTTGAACTTTCAAGCAAAGTTAAATTTATCGATTCTAAATTTTCTAGCCGATTAAGTAATTTTTTATATTGCAAATCCTGGTCTTTAATCCAAGAGTTATAGTTTTCCCGCATTGCCGTTGAAGCGTCAGACTGCTCTTTTTTTTCTGCAATCTTACTTGTTCTTCGCCCAGTAATAAACAAAATTATTCCTGTAAATATAGCCCCAATTATTTGAATAGTATCCTGCATTTTTTAAAGATATAAAAAAGGGGATAATTAATCCCCTTTTAAGAGTTTATTTTTTTGTTCCTGTAACTCCTGCATCTTTAGACACTATAAGTCCAAGAGATACCGCTATTGTAGTGATTGCAGTTGCTACTTCTGAAGTAATGTAGCCTAATTCTACCGCTACTAATAAGATTGCTACGGCTATGCCTGCAACTGTTGTTTTCCAATTTTTCATTATGTCTATATTTAATTAATTATTATTTTTTATTCAAAGTATATAACTCTTATTTCTATCGTTGTGTTTTGTAAAAATCCATCTATAAGTGAACCCGAAGTATCTGAAGTTGATACCACTATAGTATTTGCATTACCTCTAACAATTCGGTAAAATCCGTTAAAGTTAGGCGTTATAAATAAATTTGTTAACCCTGCGGTAAATTCATTACTCAGTGTGCCTAAATACTGACCTGTGCTTAACCTAGTCCAATTTATCAGTCCTGACAAACTATTTTGTTGTAAAGTTGCTACTGGAGCGTTTTCATTTGTTTGAGTCAAAGTGGCTGTGTACACTCTATAATTTTCTGCTGTAGAGTTAGCAATTACAAAAGCGGTTGTAGCTATCTGATTTGTATTAGTTCCTGCTGAAGCCGTTGGTGCTGTTGGAGTTCCAGTTAATGCTGCTGAACCGTTGAATGATGTTGCTGTTACTGTACCACTAAACTTACCATTACCTACTACGTCAAGGCGTTCTGTTGGGCTGGGTTGGTTTAAGCCTAAACCTGTAGCATTAATCCTAACTCTTTCAATGCTATTTGTATAGATTAAAACACCTCCTGACCTAGAAAATATACTTAAATCATTTTCAGAACCTCCACTAACTGACGGCTCGAGACCTACTATGCCTTTATTTATCCCATTACTGTTTAGCTGATATGATGTGATTCCTATGTTATTATTTAACGTAAGTGTACCATTGTTTTCTGTTGCATTACTATTTCCTACCGTACCACTAGCTGTGAATATAGCTACTTGGTTTGTTGTGCCTGAGCCTGCTATTTTTGTGTCTAACTGCTCTTTTGTAACTAAATGATTTAATAAAGTCGCTGGTGATGCTGTTACTGTACCTGTAAATTTTCCGTTACCCTCTACTCGAAGAGGGTTGTCTGTATCTAAAACATCAGAACCGATTGACAAGCCCTGTAAAAAATTTCTGTATGTATAACATGCAATACCTCGATTAGATACTGTTCCCGCAGTTAGATCTCCTATGATAACACCGTATTGGTTTAGTACTCTTCCTGTCCCTGTAACTGTGGAGTTTTGTATGTATAGCCCACTTGTAGCTGAAACATTTCCACTTCCTGCTATAAAAATATCTGAATAAAAACTATTCATTCCGTTAAAACCGCCCGATAAAAAATCTGCCGATCCTTCATAACGCATCCTTGATTGAAAACCATTAAAGTGCCCAGGGTTTATTGAGCCCAAAGATGTGATTGTAGGTACGTTATCATAAAAGCCAAAACTAGCATTATTTGTAGCGGCGATAAGTCGTGAGCTCTCTTCAAAAGAGTGCCCATTTACGTTGTTGTCAATTATAAAATCATTTAAACTTGCTGAAAAGCTAATTGCTCTAGTTGAGACTGGCCTGTTTCCTACTTTTACAATTCCAGACAATGTATTTTGAGTTCCTGTAAATGTATTGCCTCCTAATAAATTAGCCTTTCCGCTTAAATCTTGATCTCCTGTGTTTGTGCCTGTAGCAGTTCCTCCGCCAGTAGCATACGTGACATTATTTGCGCTAGTAACTAATCCTTTTCCATTTACAGTTACATTGTTAAACGTCCCTATATTTGCATTTACAGTAGCTAGAGTTAATGCTGTTGAGCCTGTTGCATCTCCTGTATGGTTGGCGTTAGTAACTTTTGCAGTATTAGTTAAAACTGCCGTATTATTTTGAATTGTACTTTGAATGTCTGAAATAGTAGATGCAGTTTGTGTACCTGTATGAGTTGCTCGGTCTCTTAACTGCGCATCTGTGCTATTTGCAGTAAAACCACTTGGATTGCTTGCATTATATTTAAAATTTAGTCCCGCATTAACAGCATCAACCGTTGGGAATTTTACCCCAGTTCCATCAACTGTTAAACTATTTTGCTTATTATCTAAATTTTCTTTTAAATCTAATTGCTCCTTAGTAACTAAATGATTAGCGGATGTTCCGTTGCTTGCTGAAACTGTTCCACTAAACTTTCCATTTCCTACTACATCAAGGCTTTCTGTTGGGGCTGGTTGGTTTACACCTAAACCTGTAGCATTAATTCTAACTCTTTCAATGCTATTTGTATAGATTAAAACACCTCCTGACCTAGAAAATATACTTAAATCATTTTCAGAACCTCCACCAACTGACGGCTCGAGACCTACTATGCCTTTATTTATCCCATTACTGTTTAGCTGATATGCTGTGATTCCTATGTTATTATTTAACGTAAGTGTACCATTGTTTTCTGTTGCATTACTATTTCCTACCGTACCACTAGCTGTGAATATAGCTACTTGGTTTGTTGTGCCTGAGCCTGCTATTTTTGTGTCTAAAGAACTCTGTAAATTTGTTATAGTAGAAATTGGCTGTACGCCTGTATGCGTAGTTCTATCTCGTAACTGTGCATCTGTGCTATTTGCTGTTGCGCCATTAGCCACCCCATTTATTTTAGTCTTGTCACTTGCATTAAGCAAGCCCGCTTCTGTTGTTGTAGCCTGAGGAACTACGGGACCGCTACCAGTTGAACTAAGTAATTGAAAAGTATTCTCATTTTTATTACCAATACTAATATTAGTATTCAACGTACTTTTTAAAACAAATTTTAATTCTTTTGTAACTGAATCTTGAACAATGACCCTAGTAGCGTTGTTATTTTTTGCGACATTTGTCAATAAAATATTCTCAATTGGAGTTGCGTCCGCACTCTGAGCAATTGCCAAATATGGCAAAATAAGTAATAATAAAAGTAATTTTTTCATAATTTAATAGAAGTTTATTTGTATTCTGTTACCTGTAACCATTGTTTTTGTAATTGTAAGTTGATCTTCTGTTTGACTGTACTCTCCGCCTTGAGCAACCGTTCCCTCGTATAATTCTATTCTATTTAATAACACTCTATCAACTGTCAATCCTAAAGGTACGGTAAAAACGCTTGTACCTGCAAATGTTTCTATTTGTGCCGCATTTCTTGTTACGCTAAAGAATAATTCTTTGCCTTTTACATAGTCGTCGGCCGTTTCATCTTCTTGAAGTAAATCCGCTTGTACGTTTACTTCGGCACTTGCTGCAATTCCCGCTAATTTTTCTTGTAAAAGAGTTGTAAAGTCGTTTGATGACAAACCTTTTCCAGATTCTTTATCAACTTTTTGATCATATAACTCTAACGTCATTGCGTTAATTAGAGTGATTGCCGCTCGTAAAGTATCGCCTAGTCCATCATTGGGGCTGCTTGTATTTATTACGACTCTACTCATGGTTTTCTCCAATTAAAATTAGACTTGGATTTTAGCAAACTTGGTTCTGGTCGTTCGGGTAAATTCAATAAATCTAAATAAGTTACCATTCTAATTTCAAGTCCCACTGCTAACTTTAAATATCTGTCAGCCATCTTTTTTAAGTCATCCGGTGTCTGTTGTGTTTTTTCTGGCGTTACTAAATAAGCCCCATTTTGTGACACTTTTACGATACCTAGTTGCAGGTAAAAAGAACAAGTAAAGTATGCTAAAATTATTTCTATATAGTCATTATATAATAGCAAATAATTTCCCTGCAATCCTGCAACGGAAGAATAATCAGTGACAATTTTTAAATATAACGCATCGCCTAGTATTCTTTTTATCTCATTATTTTGAGCCATAAAAATAAAAGGCGATATAGTGTCATTGTCAATGTTTGCGTCAAATCCGCTTAATTTTGAAATGCTAGATATTTCTGTTAATAATTTACTCATTTTCAGGTGATGTTTTTGAAACAATTACTTTTTCCTGACCAAAATTTACAAAATCAATATCACAGTTAGGATTTATTTTTTTAAATATTAAATTAAAATCATCAAGCAATATCTCACGCAATGGATTAATTGTGCCTAAATAAAGAGAGTCTGTCGCCATAGCTATCTCGTCAGCATTGCTACTAAACCCGCTACTTCCGGGTCTTGAAAATAAAATGTTCATAGCTTGATGTGCTGCCATCAACTTGAACTCTGCCGTCTCGTCATAAGTTACAAACTGCTCGTTTCTGCCACGCGGTTCGATTGTATCAATTATGATTGCATCTTGTGGTCCATCATTCAAAGATATTATTACACCGTCACCATTTTTGGTTCCAATATAATCTTCTTTAACTTTAGTTTTAATTTGCTCAACCTCATCTTCCAATACCATTCCAGCATTATTGACGTTGATAATTGTTTTGCCTTGGAATCCTCTAGTAATATGGTTTACTGCATCATCAATTAATGCGCTTTCAATTTGCGCGCTTTTAAAACCGCTAAACCAATCAGGAAAAGGGAAAAATGGCTCAGACGATAAAGTTTTTATGTGAATTATTTCAATTGCATTTTCGTTTGTATGTCTGGAAAATTTAGGTACAAATGACGGCACAAACTTTGTCTTTTCAGTATAATCAAATGAATACCAATATCCCGTTACGTCCATGTAATCAGAACTCTTTTTGTTTATGTCAATTTGTAATCCTACTCTAACAGTAGGGGTATGCTTAATTTTAATCGGTTTTCCTGCAAGGTTTATGACCTGGGGGAATGCGCTTCCGTCTCGCTTAAAGTCCAGACAAATCATTCTAAGATCACCTTTACTTATAAAATCATGCGGGTTTAAAGATCCGCTTTTGTCAATTAATCCATTACCTACAATATAATTGACAATTGTCTTAATTATAAATGCATTGGTCGGGCTGTCATCATACGAGTCGCGATACTTCTTAAAGTTATTGTTATTCTCTCCGTTTAAAGTATATTTTTGCGCTAAATTTGCCTTAGTAATACCCTTATCGTATGCTGAATGTTCGGTGTATGTTACTCTTTTATTAGCCATTTAGTTATAAAATTTTGTATTTAAAATCTTAGAGTAATTTTGCACGCTTTCTGTTTGCCCTACGATTAAAATCTTGCCTAAAGATACTATTTTTTCGCTAATATTCTCAATTAAAGTGTAGCTAATTTTATCGCCAAATGCTGATACTGGGAAAGTTGCAAAAGTAATCTTGTAATTTTCGTTGTCTAACAATGTAACTGTTGCTATTATCTGGCTAGCCACCTTTGTATTTTCATTAATTAGCAAAAATCTAAGCTGTTTTGATAGGTCTAGAGTGTATCTAGGCACTATTTCAAATGATGGGGTTAAGTTTTGTCTTAGTATGTCCATAAGTTAAATAAATGTTAAAAAATTATATATGTAGAATTATATCGTATCTTTGACTTAACAAATAAAAACAATCGTTATGAAAAATTTTACTGCAATTTATTCTACAGAATCTATTAAAGATATTAATTACTCTTTTCAAGCAAAATCAATGGCAGCCGCTAAAAGATATAGAAAAGAAAAATTTTCTGCTAAAAGAGTTAAAATAGTATTAAATTAAAAAACGCGCTGCAAGACACAGCGCGTTCTAATCACGCAATAAGTCCCTCCTTTAAACTATTGGCAATAATGCTGCATTGTATGCCGTTACTCCCGCTGGTGCTAAGGTATAGGCTAAATCAATTTCTTTTGAATTAATTGTAACGGTAAAGCCTTGAGAGTCTGATCCGCTAACTAATGTCATAACATCGCATCCGTTTAAAGATCCAAGTACACGAATCACTCCGTTGTAATCTTCAATAAAAATAGTTTTTAAAATACCAGCATCAGTTTGAATCTCGTTTCTTAAAGTCAGATCATTACCTGGAATAAAAAAGGTATTTACGCCTACATATTCGTTGGTTCTTGTCGCTTCATCAAATGTCCCTGTTTCAACTAGATTGTTTGCAGTTGCTCTAACCTCTACTCTAGCTATAGATAACGCTCCCATAATTGCAGGTAAGGCAACCACACCCGCTACCGTATTTACAACTGGTGTTGATGCAAGGAAAGGTGCAAAAGACACAGCTTTAATTCCCTTCATTGGAGCCTTTCGGCTTATTAATCTTGATTTTGTAAGGCTCATAATTA